CATTGGCGTTGCATTCTACAAACGAACAGGCCGCTGGGAAGCGTACATCACTTACAAGTGGAAGCGAATCCCTCTAGGTACTTACAAAACAATTGAAGAAGCAATGGCAGTTCGCACACAAGCCGAACTGGACTACGGATTCTTTGAACAACACGGAAGAAAAGGAAAAGCAAAATGAGAACCTACACCAATACACAAAACATCCCACTGAGCTTAGCTGTCTATTTAGCAGTTGATAACTACGACTTTATTCCTGACAGCATTTCAGCTACAGGTCTAATGCGTCCTATCAGACAAATGGTGTTATCACGACGAGTTCCTAAAGAATTGTCAATGCCCGATATTTCAACATTAGTTGCAGCTCGTACAGGTAGTTCTATACATGACGGATTAGAAAAAGCATGGGTGTCAGGCAACTATAAAGAAGCTATGTCAAAGCTTGGCTACCCAGAGGGTGTTATAGACCGTATCCAAGTCAACCCAGATGACGCTGAACTTACTCCTGACTCTATTCCAGTGTACTTAGAGCAGCGTATGCACAGAGAGTTTATGGGTAAAAAGATTACTGGTAAGTATGATTTTCTAGCAGAAGGTCGGCTAGAAGATCTAAAGACCACCTCAACTTATACATGGGTTAACAACACCAAAGATAAAGACTACCAGTTACAAGGCAGCATTTATAACTGGCTAGACAAAGCTCTCCCTATTCCAAGAATCACAGCAAGTGAGATAGCAATCCAATTTATTTTTACTGATTGGAAAGCTTATGAAGCTAAACAAAAAGCTGATTATCCGCCTAGTAAGACAATGCAGAAATTGGTGCCTTTGTTGTCATTGGAAGAAACAGAAGCCTACATAACAGGAAAGCTAACACAGTTAACCACCCACAAGGAGACACCAGAACCAGACATCCCACGGTGTACGGATGAAGAGCTATGGCGCAAGCCAGCAAAGTGGAAGTACTACAAAGACCCTAACAGGACAGCTCGTAGTACTAAAAACTTCGATAACCCCGGTGACGCTTATCAGTTCCAGCAAACCAAATACGCTGGAGTAGGCATAGTCACAGAAGTACCAGGCGAAGTAGTAGCGTGTAAATACTGCCCTGCCTTTCCAGTATGTACTCAAAAAGATGAGTATCTAGCAAATCAAACATTAAAACTCTAAGGAAGAAGTATGAAAGACTTTAAAGACATGCTCCACCATCCTGATAGCGAAGCTATTGTCCAGCGTATGATGGAACGAGCAAGAAACGATGACCCAGCTTTCTTTCGTATTCAAGTAGCCTACTACTGGGGTGTAGTGGCTTCAATGATGCGTGGCAAATTTGATACGAGAGAGTCCGGCGTATTTCCTATTAATATTTATGCTTTAGCTTTATCCACATCTGGATCTGGCAAAGGCGTATCTACCAACATGATGAAGAATGAAGTTATTAATAATTTTCGCAATAACTTTATGATAGAAACGTTTGGCAAAATGGCTGAGATAAACCTGCCTAAATTAGCCAACGCACGAGCCAGAAAAAACGGCACTGATCCAGATGCAGAGCTTGCGCTTTATGAGTCTGAGCTTAAATCAACTGGAGCGTACTACTGGACTTTCCCAAGTGCTACTCAAGCTGCTATCCAAGAGATCCGTCATAAGCTGTTACTGGCTGCTGGTGGCGCTCTTAATCTACAAGTCGATGAGATTGGTAGAAATTTACACAAGATAGAGAACGAGTTAAACGACTATTTACTTCTATATGACGTAGGTGAAATGGACCCTGCAATGATTAAGGGTAACAAAGATAACGTCCGTAGAGAGGAGATTGTAGGTAGAACACCTGCTAACGCCATGTTATTTGGCGCACCTGATGCAGCATTAGACGATGGCCCTGTACAGGAGCTAATGGAGAAGCTGTATGCAACTGGTTATGGCCGACGTTTATTTTTCTGTTTAGTAGAGCATCACTATTACAAGAACTCTCAAACTCCTGACGAGATTTACGACCAAAACATGAACAGGGCAACTGATCCATTTCTGGAGCAGATGTCATATCGCTTAGGTGATATGGCTGACATTAGCTTTGCTAATAAAACCTTAGACATGGAACCGTTAGTTCGTAAGCTCTTCATTGAATATGAGACTATGTGTAAAGCTGTAGTTGAAGATCTGCCTAAAGCTGACAAAGCAAGTCGAGGCGCTGAAATACAGCACCGCTACTTTAAAGCTCAAAAGCTAGCAGCAGCTTATTCTTGGATTGACGGCTCAAACACTGTTACTGAAAAAAACGCTTACGCTGCTATTAAGCTTACTGAAGAATCTGGCGAAGCATTTGCCCGAATTGTGAAGAAAGATAAGAAGCACGTAAAGCTTGCTAAGCACTTAGCAGCTGTAAAGTATCCTATGACTCACTCAGAGATCATAGATGATTTACCGTTCTATAAGGGATCAGAGAGAGCCAGACAGGAGATGGTTACGTTAGCCATTGACTATGGCTATAAGAATAACATTCTTATCAAGAAAGACGTCGAATCTGGCATTGAGTTTTTCACAGGCTCAACGCTAGAAGAGACTGATTTGAATGAATTGATACTCAGTTACAGTATTGATAACAAGACAGATAACTCCCATATGGCACATGGCTTTATTAAGCAGCTTGCCCCTTGGGAAGAATTGTCCAAGCTTACCAATGAGAAAGGTTTTCATTGGTGTTCCCATCACTTTTTAGACCAGCACAGATGCGAAGATAAGGCCGTTCCTGGCTTTAATATGCTTGTACTGGACGTAGACAAAGACGTACAGCTAAGCACCGCTAAGCTCCTCTTAGAGGGCTACAAAGCGATGTTCTATACAACTAAGTCTCACACTGAAGAATTGAACCGTTTTCGTATCATTCTACCTATGAATTACATATTGCACCTTGATGCTAAGGAGCATGTTCAGTTCTGGGACAGTGTCTATAAGTGGCTCCCATTTGAGGTAGATCATGCATCGAGCACTCGATCTAGAAAATGGGAATCTAATAACGGCCATTTTGAATATCAAGAGGGCAAGTTAATAGACGTACTTCCGTTTATTCCTAAGACAAAGAAAAACGAAGAGTACAAGAGTGATCTCAGTGACATGAAGAACATTGCAGCATTAGAGCGCTGGTTCCTAACTAGGACCTATAACGGCAATCGAAGCGATATGTTAATTCGTTATGCACTGATATTAGTTGATGCTGGATTTGATGTAGGAGCTATTGGAGATCGTGTCCGTAACCTAAATTCTCAATTAGCTGAACCTAAAAGCGAAAACTCAATAGCAGCAACAATAATGAAAACTGCTGCTAAGCGGGTTCTTGCTAGAGTAGCGTAATTTGGTGCCTCCGGCACCTCGTTGCACATCCTATAAGCCAATAACAAAAGGAAACTATATGGCTGACGTGAATGACCATTTGGTCTTAATCGGCGGTAAATCCGCCACAGGAAAATCTGTATCTCTAATGAATATTAAAGATCCAGAAGGAGTGCTGTATTTGAATTGTGAGTCAGGAAAGCGTTTACCGTTTCCAGCTAAATTTGAGCAGCACACTATCACTGATCCGTTTCAAGTATTTGAAGCATTTACTTACGCAGAAACCAATCCAACCATTCATACAATTGCAGTAGATTCTCTTACTTATCTTTTAGATATGTATGAGTCACTGCATGTGCTTCCTAGCACAAACGGTATGAAAGCCTGGGGCGAATTTGCACAGTACTTCAAACGATTGATGCAACTAGAAGTTGCTAAATCTACTAAGAACGTCATCTTCACAGCACATACATTGGATGTAATGAACGACACTGAAATGACTGTAGAAACTAAAGTCCCTGTTAAGGGCGCTCTGAAAAACAATGGGATTGAATCCTATTTCTCAGTAGTGATCTCATCCAAGAAAATGTCTCTCAAGGCATTAGAAGGGTATAAGAGCGACTTGCTAGTTGTTACAGATGAAGATAAGACACTTGGCTTCAAGTACGTATTTCAGACAAGAGTAACTAAGGACACTGTTGCTGAACGTATGCGAGGGCCTATTGGCTTATTCAGTATTGACGAGACTTTCATTGACAATGATATGCAGAAAGTCATAGACCGTCTAGATACTTACTACGGTAAGACTGTCAAGAAAAAGGCGGCAGCATGAATGAAGCAGATCTAAATTACGGAGAGTTAGTACAAACTCTTGCTAAGTCAGGTGACGATATATTAAATAACCTCACCCCTCATGATTATAGGCTTCTAGCCACTGGCGCTTTCAATGCCATCATGAGTGGAGAGCGAATTGACGATATTAAAAAGCAAGTCCTGTACCAAGCCGATCAAGGCATAAACCTTCCAGCATACGGCCCATTACCAGAAGGACTAACTGCAAATAAAATGCATTTATTCCATATGGCTATTGGCTTATTTGGTGAATCTTCAGAGCTTCTCGACGCTGTGTTTGCACACGTCGATGATAATCAAGATTTAGATATGAAAAACGTAACAGAAGAGCTTGGCGACATTGAGTTCTTTCTGGAAGGTTTCCGTCAAGGTATAGATAAAACGAGAGCCAGCGTACTGCAGGCTAATATTGATAAACTAGGCGTACGTTATAAAGGGTTTACATACTCTGACGAACAAGCGCAAAATAGGGCTGATAAGCCCAAGGAAGATTAAATGTTTGATACTTTAAAAGAAGACAGCTCTATCGCTGTAGAAAAAGACGTACTGGGTGGCAGTAACTTTGGCCCATTGGAATCTGGTGTTTATGAAAACATGAAGATTACTATGGCTTATTCCAAGATAGCCAAGTCTGGAGCACTCGGTATTGTGCTGCATTTTGTAAACCCAGAAGATCAGAAAGAGTTCCGCACAACACTGTGGGCTACTTCAGGTACTGCTAAAGGTGGTAAGAACTATTACGAAACCAAGACAGGTGACAAGCGTTACTTGCAAGGTTACGAAACGTTTGCAGCTATCTCTAAATTAGGTGCAGATATTTCGCCTGATCAGCTTAACACTGAAGAGAAGACAGTCATGCTCTGGTCATACGACGAGAAGAAAGATGTCCCTACTCAGGTAGACGTTATTATGCCTTTACTGGGTAAGAGCGTTACTTTAGGTATTAGCAAGCAAATCGTAGACAAGAGAATTAATGTCAACGGTCCTGGTGAAACACCTAATTACCAGCCTACTGGTGAAACTCGTGAAGAGAACGAAGTCAGAAAAGTATTTCGTTCTCCAGACGGTTGCACTACTACAGAGGTTTCTGCAGGTGAAACTGAAGGTGCCTTTATTAAAAATTGGGCTGATAAGAACACTGGTTTGACTATAGATAAGTCAACCAAGGCTCCACCTGGAGCTGCACCTAGCCCAACAGGATCTGTAGCTTTTGGAGCAGCAACAGCACCTGCTGATGCTAAGCCACAAGCGCCTATCTTCGGTGGAGCGTAAGCTAGATCTAGCTGTACTTGGTATTGATCCTGGGAGTAGCGGGGCGTATTGCCTCCTATTCCCAGAGAGCCGTGATGTCATCTTCAAGCCAACTTCAAATGACCCTGTAGACACTTACGCATGGTTGTTAAGAATACAGATGGATTACAATCTTGCTGTATGTATGATTGAAGAAGTTCACGCAATCCAAGGTTCATCAGCTAAGGCTACCTTTAATTTTGGTGGTAATGTCAGAGAGGTCAACTTAATCCCTCAGTTATTACAGATACCTGTAGATAAAGTCAGACCGAAAGCTTGGCAGAAGTTTATTGGCTTAGTTACGCCAACACACCTGTCAGGACCGGCTAATGCCAGTAAGCGTAAAACACATATAAAAAAAGAGGTAGCAGCTATAGCCTCACGCTTATATCCCACAGCAGAATTGAAAGGCCCTAAAGGGGGGTTACTTGATGGACGATCTGATGCACTGATGATCGCCCATTATGCAGCTCGTACATTAAATTTTGAATGAGGCATTACAATGCAAATTCAACTTAAACAAGAAGAGCTAGAAATGGCTCTTAAGGACTATGTGTTGAAAATGGGGCTTATCCGTCCTATTGAAAGCATAGAGTTCACTGCGGCACGTAGCCAAGGTGGACGAATCATTACTGAAATTAACTTAGGAGAATTAAGTGAATATATTCCTAATGGTGTTGAGCCAGTTAGTGTTCCAGTTAGTGGAACAGTTAGTGATTCCCAAAGCCCAGCTATTTCTGAAGACGCAGCTCCGGCTGTTAAAAAAGAAGTATCTATTGGCACTTTAATTGCTGACCATGTGTCAGAAGTAAAAGATACAGTAGTAAAGGTTGGCAAACCTCTGTTTGGAGGTTAAATGGAACTTATCTCTAGATTTTTTAAAATCTTAGGCTCAGTTATAGCAGGCTGTTTTATGGTAGCTGTAGCAATAGGTGTAACCCTTTGGGGAAGCATCGTATTTGCTGCAATTACTACTTTTGCAGGCGTGCTAGCCGTAGTTGGATTCGTTTCTTTTGTAGTTTACGAAATACTATTTGGTAAAGAGTAAACTCACTTCTGACCCTCTTCGGAGGGTCATTTCTATTAATGAGGCGATGGCGCACCCATTGCATCTAATATGCGGAAAGTACCTATATCACTTACCGCATCTACTACATCAAACGCCCCACCCGCGACATTAACCGGGATGCCTGATAACAACATTGCTGATCCAAATATGCTTTGGATTTCAGCCAAGTCAGACATAATTAACAAAGCTAATGCTCTAGCCGGTTTGGTTTTAGCTGCAAGCAAGAAAGGTAGTTGAATCCTTATGTAATATTTAGTGTAAGGAACAATACCCAAATCATTAATTAATTGTAGTTCTTTGCTCGTTGCAAGATCGTAGTTAACAAAAGCCGCTCTTGCAGTTTTTACAGCCATTTCACTGCTCATTGGATCTTGCTCTCTAGTTGTTAGAGTATTGTACAGAGCATATCTTGCTGTAAAATCTGACATAACTGTTAGCTTGTGCATAAATTTATAGCTGCCAGAGTCATGCGTCATTAGCATAAACCTACTTACTTTCTTAACTGGAGAGGGAACCCAAGTAGTTAAGCTATTAATCTTTTCGTCTATACTATTTGTAAACCCAAATGGGTCATCTTCAGTATCAATATCTTCAACGATAGTTTGATACATACCCTCATCCATAATAGCAGTAATAGGATTACTCTCTATTTTATCTTTGAGCACTTCTATTTCTAAATTAGCATCAGCTATTTGGTTATCAGACAACTTCAAATATTTTTTATTATATTCAAGTGTTCGTATTCTGTTTTCATCAGTACGATACTCGGAAGTAAACGCCCAGGCTTTGCTTCTTAATCGAACTTGGTTAATTGGCCCAACACCATGTAGAGCCAACATCGTCATATTAGACGTTTCATTACCTATCAATGTAACAATGCTTTTTATAACTCTTGCATCTTTAACCATTTTTACAAGAGCTTCCCAGACTCTTTGAGATTTTAAAACTCTTTGAGCTGCTTTTTCATTGCCAAGCACAAACTTTAAAATAGGCACTGCAGCTTTCTCTAAGAAATTACGATCTCCAGCTTCTTTCTCAAACATTGTATGGAGGCTGTGCTTTCTGTAACCAAAGGCCATATCAAATATGTCCTTACGCACCAACATTTCATTTTTACCGTGGATTTCTTTGATAGCTTGTTTAGTATCAACAGGAAGCAAACGATACCTTTCTCTGATCTCAGGATCTTCACTTGTCATGCTAAAGACCACATAAGAATTAGGTCTTCTAGCATACTCAGCATCTTCCATATCTTTTATAAGTTGGATGCCTTCCCTGTTCAAAACACGGCTTTCGGTTTTACCAATAGCTGCTCCCGCCATATTTCCTAAAACCCTTTGAACCCTATTTTCCCTTTCAAGTTGATTATCCAAAAATGAAGAAGCCGCTCTATAACGCCAATCAATAATATTGCCGTTAGTGTCTAAGCCAGGAGTTGCAAATGTTTGAGTAACTTTTGTTGGATCAAAATTACGACCAGATCCCATTGCTGCTAAATCACTAGCTTTTTTAGCATTAATTCTGAAGATGTTTTGTCGTCTTTCAGCAGGACCATTAGCATCAGGCAATGCAGATGCACCACCTGCTTTTTGATCTCTAGTATTAATAAACCCAGAAACAGCAGCTGTTAAGCCAGGGTTTCTTATAACCCATATGTCTAAAGGCTGACTA